ATGGCCGACAGGGCAGCGTACCCCAAAAACATATTTTTGCTGTGCAAGGAGTTTGGACTGGAGCTGCAGGACCTGCGCCTGGTGTGTGTGTTTTGTGCAAACGTGCTGACCGACGCAGAAGTGGTGTCCTATGCATACAAGGAATTAGACGTGGTGTGGAGGAAGCAGTACCCATTTGGCGCCTGTGCTAGGTGTCTGCTGGCTGCAGGCATACTCCGGCAGTTCAGGCGCTGGAACTACTCTGCATACAGCACCACGGTGGAGCAGGAGACCGGGCAGAGCGTAGATACCTTGTTTGTGCGGTGCTACTTGTGTCACAAACCGTTGTGCCACGTGGAGAAAGCCAAGCACGTGGAGGAGCAGCGCAGATACCATAAAATAGCTGGAAATTGGACCGGCACCTGCCTGCAGTGTTGGAGAAGATGCATGGAGCCAAACCTACATTGAGTGATATTGTGCTAGCCTTAGAGCCTCCTCCTGAGGCTGTTAGCCTACATTGCAACGAGCAATTAGACAGCTCAGAGGAGGAGGATGGTGACGATGGCTTAGATTATATAGTGGAGGGTGATGAGGAGGATGATGAACCGACGGAACCTGCAGGACAGGCAATCTATAGGGTGGTAACAAGCTGCGGAGAGTGCGGCCGTGCAGTGCGGCTCGCGGTTCGCAGCAGTGAGGCAGACATAAGAGCACTGCAGGACCTATTGCTGGGCTCACTGTCCATTGTGTGTCCCGTCTGTGCGTGACTGTTATGGCTGATTCAGGTACAGAGGACGACGGGGAGGCGGGAGCGGGCGGCGCGGGTGGCTGGTTTATGGTGGAGGCAATAGTAAGGCGCAGGACAGGGGATGCCCCGTCCAGCGATGAGGATGACGATGGGGAGGGGGACCTGGGACAAGATATGGTGGATTTCATAGATAACAGGCCGCCTGGGGATGGGCAGGAAGTGGCGCAGCAGCTGTATGTACAGCAAGAACAGGAGGCGGATGAGGCAGCAGTGCTGGCACTAAAACGAAAACTGTTAAGTCCCTATGTAAGTCCTTCGTTAACCGAGCCCTGCATAGACAATGATCTCAGCCCTCGGCTGGACGCAATTACAATAGGCAGGCGCTCCAGAAAGGCAAAAAGGCGGTTGTTTGAGGTGCCGGACAGTGGGTATGGCGATACGCAAGTGGATACTGACACGCGACCGAGTCAGGTACAGGGAACGGAGGAGGAGGGGGAACATGGCCGGCAGGAAGTTGCAAAGGAAGTAGAGGGCAGGGGAGGGGGGGACGGGGCGGAAGAGCCAGACGCAGAGCAGCCAGCGACCCAAACGGGTGCAGGGAGCGTGCTGTCCCTACTTAAAACCAGTAACCTCAGGGCCTGTTTACTGGGTAAGTTTAAGGATTTGTTTGGTGTGGGCTTCATGGAACTGGTTAGGCAGTTTAAGAGCAATCAAACAGCATGCAGCGACTGGGTGGTCTGCGGCTTCGGGATATACTGCACGGTTGCAGAGGGGGTGAAGCAGTTAATACAGCCGCAGGTGCTATATGCACACATGCAAACCCAAACCTGCACCTGGGGCATGGTAATGTTAATGCTGCTGCGCTTTAAGTGTGCAAAGAATAGGAATACTGTGGCCAAGACGCTGAGCACCCTGCTAAATATTCCAGAGAGCCATATGCTCATAGAGCCCCCCAAATTGAGGAGCCCCCCTGCGGCGTTGTACTGGTACCGGATGGGAATATCCAATGCCAGCGAGGTGGTGGGAGATACCCCCGAATGGATAGCACAACAGACCATGGTGGGGCATAGCATGCATGAAGTACAGTTTAGTTTGTCAGAGATGGTGCAGTTTGCCTATGACCATGATATAACGGAAGAGAGCCTGCTAGCCTATGAATATGCATTGATAGCAGATGAAGATGCCAATGCAGCAGCTTTTCTGGGCAGCAACTGCCAGGCCAAATATGTGAAGGACGCTGTTACCATGTGCAGACATTACAAACAGGCAGAGATGTCTCGAATGAACATGTCAGAGTGGATAGACTTTAGAATATCAAAGATAGAGGGGGAGGGCGACTGGAGACAAATAGTGATGTTTCTTAGACACCAAAACATTGAATTCATTAGTTTTCTGTGTTCCCTGAAGGCATTCCTAAAAGGCACCCCGAAAAAAAGCTGCATAGTGCTGTACGGACCCCCAGACACAGGCAAATCCTATTTTGGCATGAGTCTGTTGCATTTTCTGGGAGGAGCTGTTATCTCCTATGCTAATTCCAGCAGCCATTTTTGGCTGCAGCCACTGTGCAACCACAAAATAGGGTTATTGGACGATGCCACAACGCAGTGCTGGAATTATGTGGATACCTATCTTAGGAATGCATTAGATGGGAATGCAGTGTGCATAGACAGAAAGCATAAAAGCTTGCTGCAAATAAAATGCCCCCCCTTAATAATTACCAGCAATGTGAACCCTGCAGAGGACGACAGGTGGAGGTATTTACGCAGTAGGCTAACAGTGTTTAAGTTCCTTAATGCATTTCCACTAACTAGCAAGGGAGACCCAGTGTATACATTAAATGATGCAAACTGGAAATGCTTTTTCTTAAGGTTATGGTCACGCTTAGACCTAAAGGTTCCTGAGGACCCTGGGAAACATGGAGACGATAGCCAGCCGTTTAGATGCGTGCCAGGATCAAGTGCTAGACCTCTATGAAAGAGATAGCGACAAACTGGAGGATCAAATAAGACATTGGCAGCTATTGCGGTTGGAGTCTGCCCTATTTTATAAAGCCAGAGAAGCTGGACTTACTAAGGTTGGCCACCAGGCGGTGCCAACCTTATGCGTAGCAAAGGCTAAAGCGTGCCAGGCCATTGAAGTGCAGTTGGCCTTGCAACAACTGCTGGACAGTCCATATGGCAAGGAATCGTGGACATTGCAAGACACCAGTCGGGAAATGTGGGACACAAAACCCAAACGGTGCTGGAAAAAACACGGGCACACCGTTGAGGTTAGATATGATTGTGAGGAGGACAAATCCATGCACTATGTGTTGTGGTCAAGCATTTATGCCCAACGGTGTAGTGACAATGCATGGGACAAGGTTGCGGGACACGTGTGCTACGAGGGCTTGTACTATATACTGGAAGGGCTAAAAATATTTTATTGCAAGTTTGCAAAGGATGCAGCACTGTATGGTAGCACAAATAAGTGGGAGGTGCATTTTGGCGGGAAGGTGATTTATGACTCTGAATTCGACCCTGTATCTAGCACCGTCGAAGTACCCTCTGCTGCAGTTGCTCTCTTCGCAAACCCCGACCACCCCGACGCGACCCATCCCTGCAGCAGCTCCTCCAGGAGCTCCACGCAAGGACAAGAGCAGGAGGCACCTGTACCTAAACGACCCAGATCCGGACTCGGACTGCAGTTGCAGCAGCCCGACTCTACGCAGACGGCGGTTGGAGCGGTGGGACGGGTGGCATCCCCAGCAGGCCCCGTGGACGGTGTCCGCAAAAGGAAACACAGTGACCCTCACGGCCACGGGTGTCAACGGCCCAACAGTATCAGTGACTCTGCACCTGTAATCCATTTACGAGGTGACCCAAACGGTTTAAAGTGCTTTAGATACAGATTGCATCAAAGCAAAAAGTCATTGTTTGACAGAATCTCTTCCACGTGGCGGTGGTCTAGCGGGGAGGGGGAGAGCAAGGCCGCCTACATAACCATTTGGTACAGGGACACTGAACAACGCGCCCAATTTTTGAATGTTGTAAAAATTCCCACTAATATGCATGCAGCCCTTGGGTATATGACTGTATTTGGGTAATTGTGCATATGTGTATAAGTGTATAAGGCGGAACGCCCCCCTCGGTGTGCAAGCACTTGCAAATCAGGCAAAGTGGATTGGTGGTGGATAGTGTTCTTTTCCCTGTGGTCTGACCTTTTGTTGTTTATTATTCTGTTCTGGCTGGGGCAGCTGTCCTTGGTGGTGGCATTTGTGGTGTTTGTGCTGGTGCTATATCTTGGTCTGCTGGTTCTGCATTTGCAAGTGCTTACACTACTGGACTAGGGGGCTCACTGTGACCTGTACATACATCAACCACACAACCAGCCAAGCATAGCTGCTCAAGTGTAGATAGCCTACCCTACTGTGTTGTAGGTTTCATGTCTGACCTTGTAGTTAGAGAACAGTGTGAGGTGCAGCTTCCTAATCCAGGGGAGGCAGATGCCCTAGCTGGGTTGGTGTTAATTGTGCTACTGTTGCTACTGTGTTTTTGTTACCACCGTATACGTGGCTAGTGCCCCCACCCCTGTACCTTCCCCTTGCACCATTGTATAGGCGTGTGGTGCCCATATAGGTAACACATTGAGTGTGCCTGTTTTTTATACTTTTGTACTGAATCAATAAAGGTTTGCATTATGACTGCCACCCGTGCCAAACGTCGCAAGCGTGCATCGGCCACACAGCTGTACCAAACCTGCAAGGCTGCAGGAACATGCCCCCCCGATGTGGTACCCAAGGTGGAGGGCACAACAGTGGCTGATAGAATATTGCAATGGGGCAGTCTGGGGGTGTTTTTGGGAGGCCTGGGCATAGGCACAGGGTCGGGTTCCGGGGGAAGAACTGGGTACATCCCCATTGGCTCCCGGCCTGGCACTGCCATTGACATTGCCCCAACCAGGCCACCTGTCATAATTGAACCCGTTGCACCCTCGGATCCTTCTATTGTCACGCTACTGGAGGACTCCAGCATTGTCAACTCAGGTGTAGCAACACCTAATTTTACTGGTACTGCAGGCTTTGAGGTTACATCTTCTGCAACCACTACACCTGCTGTACTGGATATTACCCCAGTCTCAGGTACTGTGCAAATTAGCAGTACCAGTTTTACTAATCCCCTGTTTACAGAGCCTTCCTTGGTGGAACCCCCGCAGGTTGGGGAAACCTCGGGCCGTGTCCTCATAAGCACTCCCACGTCTGGCACACATAGCTTTGAGGAAATCCCAATGCACACATTTGCTGTGCATGGTACAGGCAACGAGCCTATTAGCAGCACCCCCATTCCAGGGGTGCGTCGGTTAGCAGGGCCCAGACTGTACAGCCGCGCCTATCAGCAGGTGCGCGTAACGGACCCCGCTTTTCTGTCGCGACCCGGGTCCCTCATATCCTATGACAATCCCGCCTATGACCCCGAGGAAACCCTGACCTTTGCAAACACAAGCGGCCGGGTAGCTCCCGACCCCGACTTCTTGGACATAGTGTCCTTGCACCGTCCAGCCCTTACCGCTACCCGGAGGGGCACCGTGCGGTTCAGCAGGCTTGGACACAAGGCGACCCTCCGCACTCGCAGCGGCAAGCAAATAGGTGCCCGTGTGCATTATTACCATGACCTCAGCCCCATTGCTGCTGCTGCAGAGTCCATTGAGCTGCAGCCCCTGGTGCCCACTGAGCAGGAACCCCTGTATGACATCTATGCAGACCTCCCGGAGGGGCCCCGCACCGGGTCCGCAGCCCCCCGCCTCACCACATCCACGTTATCCACCTCACTCTCCTCCCCATATGGCAACACCACAGTTCCCCTCCCTGCAGCCGTGGATGTGCCTGTGCACGCCGGTCCTGACGTGCACTCCCAGAGTGCTCCTGTGCATCCTCAGGGCCCGTACAGCCCAGTAAACCCCCTGGACACCACGCACGCTGTGGTGGTACAAGGCAGCGATTATTATTTGTGGCCAGGCTACTTTTTATTCCCCAAGAAACGTAAACGCATGTTGTATTCTTTTGCAGATGGCATTGTGGCGGCCTAGTGACAGCAAGGTATACCTGCCTCCCACCCCCGTGTCTAAGGTGGTCAGCACGGACCAATATGTGCAGCGCACCAGCATATATTACCATGCCGGCAGCTCTAGGCTGCTAGCCGTGGGTCACCCATATTTTGCTGTGCCTCGGGCCTCTGGAAATGGCAAAATTGCCATTCCTAAGGTGTCTGCATTTCAGTACCGGGTATTCCGTGTGCAGCTGCCCGACCCCAACAAATTTGGGCTGCCCGATAACAACGTGTATAATCCCGAAACACAGCGCTTGGTATGGGCTTGCGTAGGCGTGGAGGTCGGCCGGGGCCAGCCTCTGGGTGTAGGTCTCAGTGGGCATCCATTGCTTAATAAGCTTGATGACACCGAAAACTCCAACTTCTCCACAGCTGACACCTCCCAGGATAGCAGAGACAATGTGTCTATGGACTGTAAGCAAACCCAGCTGTGCATCATTGGATGTGCGCCCCCCGTGGGGGAACACTGGGCCAAAGGCAGTCCCTGCAAATCTGCACAGGTGCAGGCTGGTGATTGCCCCCCCCTGGAGCTGGTTAATACTGTTATTGAGGATGGGGACATGGTGGACACAGGCTTTGGAAACATGGATTTTTCCGCCCTGCAGGCTAACAAATCTGATGTGCCCTTAGACATCTGCCAGTCTGTATGCAAGTACCCTGACTACCTCAAAATGGCCTCTGACACCTATGGGGATACTATGTTTTTCTACTTGCGCAGGGAGCAGCTGTTTGCACGCCACTTTTTCAATCGCGCTGGTGCTGTGGGGGACGCCGTGCCGGATGCATTAATTCTCAAGGGTCAGGCGTCCGGGTCCCGCGGCAAGCCTGGCAGTTCTATTTACTACCCTACACCTAGTGGCTCCATGGTTACCTCGGATGCCCAAATGTTTAATAAGCCCTACTGGTTGCAGCGCGCCCAGGGCCACAACAATGGCATATGTTGGGGCAACCAAGTGTTTGTCACTGTGGTAGACACCACGCGTAGCACCAACATGACCATTTGCTCCGCCACCGAATCAAACCTGCAACAGTATGATGCTACCAAGTTTAAGGAATACCTTAGACATGTGGAGGAATTTGATTTGCAGTTTATATTCCAGCTTTGTAAAATCACACTCACTGCAGAGGTTATGTCCTACATACACACCATGAATGCTACCTTGTTGGATGACTGGAACTTTGGTCTTACCCCTCCGCCATCCAGTAGCCTGGAGGACACATATAGATTTATACAGTCCTCGGCCATTCGGTGCCAGAAGGACGCAGCCCCCGCGGAAAAGCAGGACCCCTATTCTAAATACACCTTTTGGGATGTGGACCTGAAGGAAAAGTTTTCTTCTGACCTAGACCAATTCCCCCTGGGACGCAAGTTTCTCATGCAGGCAGGGGCCCGGCCCCGCCGCTCCGTGCAGCCCACCAAGCGTGCAGCCCCCTCCTCGTCCTCCTCCACGCCTAAACGCAAAAAAGCCAAGCGGTAGTGTGTTCTGCTGTGTATGCCTGTGTGTATGTGTATGGCCTGTGTATGCATATTGTGCCTGTCTGTAACTTATTGTGTGTGTGTGCCCTGTGTGTTGTTTGTTGTGTAGTTGTGTTTTGTGTGTTACACATCTTGTAAGGAATGTATGCATGAACTGTATGGTATGTGTGTATTTATTAAACCTTTGGTGTGAGTCTCTGTGTGTGTGTCACTGTGGCTGTTGTTGCTCTTTTGCACACTTACACGTTGCACACCAGCCCCACACCCATGCCTGACCCTGTATCACCTACCCACACCCCGGACCCACCCCGAAAACGGTCGGACCGATACCGGTCGTGGCCATGGCGCCAAAACATTACCAGGTGAGTCATGCACAGTACAGTTAATCCCTGTCTCCAGCGGTTTCCTGTGTGATTAAAGTTCAACAATACCTAACCTGCATTTATGTCTGGCATTTGCAAACTTTTTACTTACACAGTTACTCATTTTGCAATAAAATTGCTTTTAACCAACATTCCTGCTGCTGACTACTTTCCATAATTGCTACTTTGGCAACTTTCAATGCCTTGGATGTGCCAAGAATGTGTCCCGCCTGCTACGCCCTTCGTTGTTTGCAGAACACCCAATCCGGTCGCCACGACCTCATACTTTTGTGTTATTATAGTTAATAATAATCCCTGTAAGAGAAAGTGGGGTGTTACCGATATCGGTGCAACCGATTCCGCTGCATATATAATGCCGCCCGCCAGACCATTGTGCAGGC